TGAACTTCCCAATAGTGACCATCTATGACAAATTTGGTGAAACGATGGAAATATTGTGTTGTCCTCTCGTCTTTTTTAATATAAACAGTTCCAGACCAGTTCGGTTCATCATAATGTACACCTTGTTTCTGGAACCAAGTCTCATCTGTCTCAGTCGGCCCTTGAAAATATACCCAGTAGTCCTGACCATCTACGTCTAAAATATATCTACAACGAATAATCTCAGAGCGCAAGTAAGCAATCTCAGTTAGAGTCGGAAGATATACCATCCAATGCGTACCATCGTCAAGACACTCAAAAACATCTCCCGGCTGTAAGCCAGAATCAAATTCTACTGAAAGCCGTTTGCGGTCATAGTCTGATTTCAAGCCATATGCATTATTGTTAATTAAACAAGGCCAAGCCGTCTTATTCGGAACTTTTATCATGCGTGAATTATAGTCATTCTTTAATGCTGCCCTGAAGGAACGAAGCTTATTGAGCTTGATTCTTCCAAGCTGGTCACCACCTGCGTAGGTAAGTCTACTTGCTAAACTTTTCATTGACATGTTATACAAACCTCCAATGCTTACCGCCCGCAGTTTTTGCCATCCCCCTAGCAGCTTTAGATAGCCAAGAGCTATCTATCTTGTATTTCATAGCTGCGTCTTTAATAGAGTTAAAATATTCGCCTGTCTCAATACACATTATTGGCTTACAAGGCTTTAAATACTGATTAGGAATAATTTGAAAAATTTCTTCTTTTGCTTCATTAGTCAAAGAATTATATTCTTCTAAATCCATCCAAACATATCCGTGAGATGTACGACTTTTATGTTCTAAGCATTGTATTATACATGTATAGTTACTATCAACATAACGTGCCGCTTCACTGACAGACTCAAATATTTTAATCTTATGATTAGAACAATCAATTCCAACAACAGGACGCTTATTGGCAATACTGTCTAAAGCTTGACCTCCAATGGAAATATTATATCCTTCATCAATAGAATGATAATAACCAATATAATATACTTCCCAGTAATTTGCTTGTTCTGCTGTTAAATCATCTTTTAATATTTCTCTATGATTTTTAAACCAATCCCAACCATATTTTAATATGGCCCTACCAAATTTAGGACATTTGTTTATATATGATTTGCCATCTGTTCCAGCTCTGGCATCTAATGTTCTATTAGTCTGTCCAATATAACTTTTGTTATTAGGACTAATATAGCGATATATTCTATACATTTTTCCTCCTTTATTATAATATATATAATATAATAAAAGAGAGATAGCTTGTTTTATTATAAAATGCCCATATTTTATTCCTCAAGCATACTTTGTTCTAGGTTAGAAAGCAAAGTGCAGCATTCAAAAATTGTGCGGCGATAGAGTGGGAATGGAACATCCTTCCCCTGCTGCCGCAAGCCTTCGAGCTTGCTTAATACAGTAAGACCGGTTTGCAAGTCATCTACAAGATTGAATAGCCCAGCCACCTCGACAATGATAGTCTCAAGTGGCTTAATCCAATCCTCTCCCTCCTCACGTGCGGGAAGAAGACGAAACACCTGATTGGTCAACCGGTGCAATTTGTCTGCGAGAGTCTTTTTGTCGCAGTCTATACTCACAATCTTAAGGCTCATATACATCACTCTTATAGTGAGGCTGCTTCTCCATTATCTCCCTAAATGTGGAGATATAAGAACCGTCTTTCGCCCTTGTACGGCGCTTGTAAAGACGCTGTAGATGAAAGCCCTCGTCTCGATATGTCTTACGGAGCTTAATGAGCTTGTCCATATGAGAAGCCTGTGAGGTAAAACTGAAATCACTACCGCTATACTTTTGCCGCACGTTTTCAATGCTGGCTAGCTGATAGTTTATCCATTCTACTACCATATAAGAACGAATAATGCGTATTTCTTCGGCAGTCAAATGACATTTGAAACGTTTCTTTGCATGGTCAACGTTAAAAATGTCTTGCCGTGGAAGTTCAAAGTGAGGTAAAGCCGCCATCAGCAATTCTTCAAGAATCTCTTCTGTATCCTCTTTTGTCAATTCCATAAACATATCATCTGTGATACCGGAAAGAAAAGCATCATAAACTTCTTTGAAGGTAGTATACTCAGGAGTCTCTGCACAATCTGGCATGTTTCCTCCTTTTTATAAGTTACTCTTCTGTTGCCACACGGCGAGTCTTCGTTGTCGTATCCTTAGCCGCAACACGACGCCGTGTTTTCTTGGCGGTTCCAGCAGAGGTCTTGACAGCCTGTGCGTTCTTAATTTTGTTATTAACATCCACACCAAGAGCATTACTAATGGCTTCACGACGCTGTATGTCTGGGATTTCCATCTCAACAGCCTTATCAAGAAGAGCCTCTTTGATTCCATCGGGAGCAAAATCAAGAGCATCAAGTAGCACCTCAATGGGCGCAGTAGTTAGAGCGGCCTTGATTTCCTTGTCTCCCCAGTTATACTCAACTACGTCATCATTGACACCAAACTCTTTTGCAAGTTCTGAGTTGCAAATCTGAACGTAGTCATGGAAAATGTTGCGGCAACCTTGGTCATAAGAGCACTCGCGCACATCTGCGACAGTAACTTCCATCTCTCCGTGAGGAGGAAGCTCCCAGCGCTTGTGATGAATTGGGGTGACAATTATTACCGGATAACCGACAAGATTCCGAATCTTGACATTATCAGCGTCAGAAAGTTCTGTTGCACGAATAGTAGTCATATTGTTTTTCTCCTTTTGTCTCCTAAAATAAAAACGGGGAGGGGATTTAATTATCACCCTCCCCGTTAATATTAAAATAGCTTAATGTTCAATACACAAGGATTTTACTTGTGAGCGTTATCCTTGTTTAGACAGTCTCTAGCTTAAGAGAACTGTTCTTGTAGACGCAGATAGAAGGATTGGTCAGAACAGCTACACCAAACTTCTTGTAGGTCTGCATGTCACGAGACCAGTCATCATTGTCGGTAACGTCACGAACAGCAGTCTGGCCCTCAAAGGCAATCTTGACTGGCTTCTCAGCACCAGAGTTGATGATATACGCAGTAGAGGGGTCAATGACCTTCTTAGCGTTGGTAGCATCTTCCATGGACTGAGGAAGGATGATGACATTGTGGCCCTTGTAACGGCCAAGGTAACCATCTTCCCAGATGGTCTGCTTCATATCGCCAGAAGCCCAAGAGGCATCCTGCGGAATCATGGTAGCAGCGAACTCATAGGTGCAGTAAATGGTAGCAGGAGCACCAGCGTAAGAGTCAGCGATAGCAAGGAGTCTATCCATAGAAGCGGTATCAAAAGTAGAGGCCGTTGCCTTGTTGGGGGCAGGAAGCTCCTCGACAGCGGTAGCGAGAGCCTTGGCAATCTCACGATAGATATACTCATCCATGGCCTCAAGGATAACGTCAGTGAGGTCAGAGAACTGAATGCGGCCATCAAGGAATTCCTCGAAGCCGATACGAGCAGCAGAGCCAATAGCGCTAGTCTTAACCTCAAGACGCTCGCCGTCTAGCATGAAGGTCTCATAACGACCGGCTAGACCAACCTGAGTGACGAACTGCTTTGCGCGCATACGAGAAGCCTCGGTGATGCGGCGAACGAATACAACCTTATCACCCTGAGCAACAGTGCGTACATCAGCAAACTGCTCGTACTGCTGCATAACCTTGGCGGGAAGCACCTCGTCAATAGTCTGCTCAATTAGGGAGAAGATGGTGTTCTTGTTCTCGCGGAAAGAGCGGTAATCGTGAGCAAGAATGTTCATCTGAGCGCGTAGCAACTCAGAGGTCTGCTCAGCAGTATACTTCTCGTTCTCTGAGAAGCTGAAAGATACATTCTTGGCAGCAGCTACAGCGAGCTTGGCAAGAGAATCATACTTTAGAAGTTCCATTATCTATTTATCCTCCCTTCAATTAAGCAGATAGAACCTGAAGCTTGACACCGGGGGTCTTGCCGTCAGGCATAGTAGTTTCTTTTACAACGGCGCAAACAAGCGTACCAGCGGCCACAGTGCCACCAGCAGCAAGAATACCGTCAGCGCCGGGGGTAACCTTGTCACCGACAGAGTAAGAACCGTCAGCGAGGTTATTGGTGGTGAAGATATCACCGGGAACCATACCGAAAACGCGAGGAACCATTACGCCGCGAACCTGCTCGTCCTTCTTCATAGCGAAGTCGGCGTGGCTCTGCTTACGTTCGTCGTATAGTTTCTCCTCATTGAATACCATCATCCAAGGGCCTTCACCGGTGAAGTTGACTTCGCCGTTAGCATAGTCATACTTTACAAACGTACCGTTCGTAAGAACTTTAATGTTATCGGCTGCGGGAAGCTGTGCATAAACGCGACCGTCGCGTGGAGCACTGAGATGGTTTGGCTCAACATAGGGATACTTGTCAGCCCCTAGCTTTGCCTTAGCAATAGTAACTGCCATTTGCTACTTTTCCTCCTTTGTTTATTGTTAATTAATTTTCCAATGAACGGAATGCAGCTTGAATGTCGCTGACAACTTCCGCATCCTTGCTATCATCAAGAGAGAAAGATAGGATTGAATCCATATCTGCCTCTTCCTCTTGGTGACCATCAACAGTAGAGAAGTCCACATTCTTGCGGACATAGATAAGAGCAAGCTTTTCGTCAATCTGCTCTAGAGTATACTCTTCCTTGTGAGCAATGATATCAGCCTTGTCCTCATCGCTAAGCATGTGATACTTAGCGATTAGAGCATCCTTCTTCTCATTCTCAATCTGTAGCTTAAACTCACGAAGAGACTCAAGCTCAGCCTTGAGAGCGGCATTCTCCTGCTCTAGGGCAAAAGTGGCAGAAGTGGCTGCATCAGAATCAGACTCATCAAGAGAGCACTCGCGCTTCTTAGCTTCGGTCTGCTCTTCTTCCTTTTTTTCCTCGGCTACCTGCTGCTCTTCCTGCTCCTTGTCATCTTTTACAGCGCTCTCAGTAGCAGGCTTAGCCTCTTCAGAAGGAGTTTCTTCTTCCTTCTTAGCTTCGGAATCTTTGGTTTCTTCCTGAGATTCTTCCTCTTCCGTCTTGCCACTAGTGGCGACGAAATCAGTAGTCACCTCAGTTTCCTCTAACTCTTCTGGCTTTTCTGGCATATTCTTCCCTCCTTCTTTGGTGCCGATGGTTTCCTGAAGTTGTTTAATCATGGTATAAAGGGTATGCGCGAACTCAGTAGACTCTGTATAGTTGCTGTCAACTCCTCCTGTGATTGAAGCCCCCTCAAAACAAGGCTCTACGTCATCACCTAGTATACAGAGCTTGCTGAATATCGCATCATTGATAATGAAAAAGTCCATTCCACTTTTAGCGTCATTTGCCCAATGACCGTCCAAAGTGTCTTCGTCGATTTCCATGCTCTGGCTCTGGCCCTCTTCAATAACCTTTTTAGCTTCTTCAAACTGTCCAGTCCAAAGATAGCCAGTAGTCATCATATATTCATGTTCAGTCTCATTGCCAAACTCGTCTGTATCGGTAAACTTTTGGAACCACACACGCGCATCGGGAGCGACAAAACCGTAAGGAACAGTCTTGCAAGCGAATTTGATTTCACCATCCTCAATGGTAATCACATGACCGTGGTCTCCAAAATCCTCAACGTCTTTACGCCACGCTCCAACGATTGGAGTCCCAGGTAAAGAATTAGCCATTTGAATAGCCGTGTTCTTATCAATATATGAACCATTACGGTTTTTCCCCAAATAAAGCACCTTGATAGTGCATTGGGAAATTAGAGGATTGTAAGGCTCGATATCAATAAACTCAGGGCTATCAATGGTTGCTACAGAGCGGTTATTAATCATTCTTTGCAACCTCCTACTGTTCTGACTCTATATTGTCAACGGTTTTATCTGTCTTGTCTCCATCATCTAGCTCAGGCCTACCGCCTTTGTCTTCTTGCGGCAATTGCTGAACACGAGTGGAACCATCAGACTCTTCCTGCTTTGCCGCAGACTCACTTCCGCTCATTGTTGAAGACATTTGCGGCGGAGTAAACACCTCATCAAGCTTAAGCATCTGATTCTCAAACATCGCCGCAGACATGACAACTGTCTGAGACATTCCAAGAGCTACCTGAGTAAGGAGCTTCGAATAACCGAGCATCGTCTGCTCACGATAGGTAGAAGCCATATCCTTATAATTGTAAACAGTAGTCGGAAGAATATTAACACGATAAACAAGCTTCTTCTTGATTTGCTTGTTAAGCGGCATAATCATATCCTCAAGGTATTCCTCAAACTGAGCAATCAAGTCCGCAAGACTACCTTCGTCATTGCTAATGGACTTCTCAAGAGCAACAGAACCTTCGCTATTGAATTGCATCTGAGAAACGCCAGCTTCATTATACACCGTGCGCTCGACTTTTTCAAGCTGGTCAACAGCAGAGACATTACCTTTATCAGACATGTCCGCCACAGTAACATCGGCAAGAGTCGAGAGAACATCGACGCCAACGCTATCTCCCAACATGTCAACAGCCATGCTGTGGAACTGCCGCATCTCGTCAATGTCAAACACAAGGTCGTTGTTCTTATCAAGAGGGAACTTCTGGATAATAATCTTCAAAATCTGCTGTAGCATCTTCTGAAGGTCAATGTCTTGTGCCTTTTCCAAATCCAATAGATGCGGAATGACATTGATAAACATCGGCATGTCCGAGCCATCGACGTTGAACTTGACGGTCTTTGTCGGGTCTAGAAGCACCCACCCTTTGGCATCACCGTTAAAGTCTTGCGGCAAAGTCCCCTTCTTGTAAGCAACATATGCCTGTTGAATCTCTTTTGGAAACATCTTAACGACACGCAAGCGATAATCATTGTCCGCGAAAGAGTCATCAAAATACTTCAAGTTAAACTCAACTGCGGGCTTGCCGTTATAGTTATAACGACTGCGGCAATAATCGACAGGAAGCTCTTGCAGGAATTCCCTATCCTTTTGCGCAAGACGATAGCCATAGAAGCAACCGTTCTTGATTACCTTCACCGCAATCTCAGAAAGATGCTTCTTGGGCTTGGAGTTCTCTAAGAATAGACAAGTCCTGAACCACCCCTCAACAATCTTTGTTTGCGGCACAGTCTTATCATATTGTACGGGAGTTACAAAGAAATCATAGCGGAAGAAGTGAGCCATATACTTTATCAAGCGCTCGTAAATGCCGCTCTTACTAAAAAAGTAATCAGAGATTGCACGAATCTGTCTATAGTCGCGGGTATTAATCGCCCGAACAACCATATCCTTCGTAATCTTTCTATTGGACTTTATCGCCGCAATAGCGTCAACGTTTAGGAAGGCGTCATCTCGAAGCGTCTTACCTCCGACTTTAATCTTATTATTGTAGTAGGCACTATCGCCTTTATACCAATCAGAAAAATCAATCTTCTTCTTATGGGTGTCTGTAAGCTTTGCCATAGCACCTCCTTCTAATACCCCGCAGCTTTCATAATATATTCGTAGGTAATCTTATCTCCGTCCCAATAAGGAATTGTAACAAGATTAATATGTTTCTTAACGCAGTAAGCCCGCTTGACAGAGTCGTTATACTTTTGACGTTGAATTGCCTTATCTCCGCCAAAGTGCTTCACAGACTCATAATGCTGTCTACCTTGATATTCAATCAAAAAATCAAGCGAGCCATCATCGTCAAACACCGCAAAATCAAATCGCAAGTGTCTTCCACTGGTAGAAATCAAATCCGCGAACTCATATTCCTCAGAAAAAGGAACCCCGTACTCAGCCAATACGGCATGTATCCTTTTTTCGCCTTTTGAGCTAAGCACGGAAACCCCCTCTATCTAAACATATATCACTTATTATCAAAAAACAATGACGCGAATAAACATCTTTTGCCCAAAAAAAATTATCTTTTCGCACTTGTGAAAAGCATCAACTTGGACAAATCGCCTCTGTGTTTGCGACCGCCCTTCTCCTCAATCATCCTTGGATATGACAGCGCATAAATCAAAGCCGAGAACTTATCCTTTTTGATTGTGCGGTTGTTCTGCTTCAAGACGATGTTCATACCCTCATTTTCCTCAACCAGATTCATCATCTGGTCTTCAAGAATGGATGTAAGGACATATGGCCGCAAATAGTCGGCTCTCTTGGCCTTCGTCATTCTCTTGCTCTGACTCTGACTAAGGAGCTTGTTCTTGGCGCTATTCTCGTCAATCAGGAAGTGAATCTTACCGCTACTCATCTGGGACTGGCAGTAAGCATACAAATCGTTGTTTATCTTGGCATTAGCCTTCATAATGTACAGTGAGTTCGGCATTGGATAAGCTGCATTGTTCAAGAACTTCTTGTAAAGTCCATCATCATCATTGTAAACGCCAAGTGCTCCAAGAGGCTCACCAGTATCAGGGTCATCTTGGTCGATAACCAAAAAGTCAACTAGACCAGCTCCAAGCCCGTTGCCGTCTACCACCGCTATCTTACACTTGTACTTATGAAACAGCCGCTTGATATGGATTGACTGGGAGCCGAAGTGCTCAGCATCATAGCTAAAGATATTGACAACTTGCTTTTGCGGCACACCAGTTGGCGCAGGAGTGACTTTCATAACAACAACCTCTGTCGTACAACCGACACGACCAACGTCAACACCAAGAAGATAATAGCCCTTGTCAGAGGTACGCTTGCTTGCCTCGTTTTCCGCAAGCTGAATATCCCTGCACTTGTCAAACCTCTCTGGGTCGAAGAATGCGCCTTCAACACTACCCGCCCAAATAGAATTGTATTCACGGTCAAAGGATGCCTCATTAAACGTGCCATCCATCTTAAGGTCAGAGATAAAGTTCTTACTAAGCAAGCGTTCCATCATCGGTGTGCGATAAGTACCACCAAGAACAATGGCCGCGTCTGGACGCGCTACCGACTGACAAAGAGTCTGAATCAACTTATCATAACTAAATGTGCCCTTGTATCCAGCAGTAGTGATGTACACAGCGCTCTGGTTCGCTATTTCATTTTCATCTACTCCGTAACCCGGAATGTTGCGGGAAACATTCAGAGTTGGCAGGAGAATGTCATTCAGCTTATCTTGATCCATGCTTGCGCATTCCTCAAGTACGCCGCTAGTAAAACGCCTACCACGTGTAGATTCTGTCATGGCAACGTTCTCAAGAGACGAGCCATTCTTGAAGGTATAAATTACACTGTCCTTGGTATTGCGTGTACGTGCCCTACCTTGTGTGCCACGAACGTCCCAGATAATCTCTCGCTCAAAGGCCGGAATCATCTTGCAGATTTCTTGTACCTTAGAAGACAGAATACCCGCAGACTGCTCCTTTCCCGCAGACGCCACAAAGATTTGGCTTCCCGGATAGAGAATACACTTAATCATCGACCCCATAGCGGTCAAAAATGACTTAGAATAAGCTCGGCAGAAAACGCAATAGACGTATTTGTGCCGCAAAATTGCGCGCAAGAACACACGCTGATAAAAGAAAAACTTGAATCCATTATCTGGATTCAAAGAGCAAAGAAAATCAACAAACTTGTCTGGATAAACTCTCCAATAGGCAATCAATTTTCTCAGCTCTGGGAGGTCTTGCTGAATGGTTTCCCTAGTAATGTCCTCCTTGACCTTACCTCTGGTACTGACGGAGAACTTCTTCTTCAAAACGTCCGTGAGTGCCATTACTCGTCTCCTATCTTCGCATAGACGGCATCGGCCTCTGCGGCGATTGAGCTTTCAAGATTGTTGAGCCAATCGTCGGCGTACTCATCATCAGCCGTCTGCTGCTCCTCGGCCGCACTCGTCACCAACCCATCATCAAGACTCTTGTTCTTGTTCATTTCCATGTCCTCTTCAAGCTTCTTGATGTAGGATTCAATCAGGTCACCGAGACCCATCTCGTTCTTTACCAGATTGTAAGTATATGACTTCATGTCCTTAAGCGTCAGATCAACCTTGTCCGGCTGAACCTCGAACTGATAATCAAACGCTGGGATAGCCCCGCCTTCTCGCTCGACAGCCGCCACAAGCTCTCCAACAGAATCGAGGTATTTGTTATTGTCCTCTTTTTTCTGCGCCTCTGTGAACGCGCCAGACTTGCGTAGCTGGTCAAACATGCTTGAGAACTTTGCCGCGTTGGCAGCATCTCCCGCATCGAGACAACGTTGCATGTTGATATTCGTCTTGCACATGTTGATTAGAACGCTCTCACGGTCAACGCCAATCTCGAATTCCTCAGCGTACTTCTGGTACATCTCCTCCATCTTAAGCCACTCGGAAGGCCTAAAACTCTCCCCCCACTTCATAGCGAGATATTGAACGTCGTTTGGCGTCAAATCGTTCAAGATGGACTGCTCGTCAACAGCTGTTCCAATAGCAGACTGATAAGCATTACCTTTTGTTGGCATCGTCGGTTGTGGCGGGACTTGGTTGGACATTGTTATCTTGGTATTGTTTCCAACGCTCTCTTGGAGCCTGCCGTATGTCATCTTTCCATCTAATCCAGCAATCTCATAGTCGGAATTCTCGAAATCAGGTACCTTCTCCTCCATCGCCGCAGACAGCGCCTCAGCGTCCTTCTCCACCTTCTTCTTGTCTTCCTCTGTCCGAGCCAAACGCGAATCCCTCTCGTGCCGCACCTCTAATTCTTTCCTGCGGAGTTCGATATTTTCCTCGTTGAGCTTTACTGTATCATCATAGTTATAATCAATATAGTCCTTCATGCTCATCGTGCGGATGTACGTGCCAATTACCGAGGAAGGCCCGAATCTCTCTGGGTCTTTCATGTACTTCTTGTAGCAGAGGTCTATCCACCTCTCCTCTATGAACGGCATATCAAGTTCCTTCAGAATCCAAATGAATGTGCTTGGCCGCTTGTTGTCAATGAACCTGCACGCGCACTCCTTACACATGGAGAAGCAGGCACCACCGTTCTTGGCCTTTTGGTGCCAGAACCCGGTGTTCTCGTCCTTCGCCTTGCCGCACTCCTTACATATCCTCTTCGCCACTCTTCACCCTTCCCTTCTTAGAACGGCACTCACGACACTTTGAATAGAAACCGTCCTTGGATGTGTTCTTATGGAAGAACAGCGGGTGTGCCAACATCTTCCTGCCGCACGTGTTGCAGACCTTCCATTGGGCCTCCTCCGGGTGCTGGTAGGTGTAATACCAGACGAGCCACCTCTTCTGGGCAGTCTCGGCCACCATCTTGGGAATCTTCTTGCACCAGAGCGTGGAAAAGTACTGCTCGGAATGGACTATTCCATACTTTCTTTCCATTTGCCGCACAATCTCCGCCCCAGTCATTCCGTCTATCTCCCAAACCAAGAGGTCATAGAGCACTTCATTGTCAGGGAGAAGGGCCTTGTCAACCAAATTCTCCAAATCTATCAGAAGCCAGTGCATGTCACTGTCCATATCCTCCCAGCACTCACCCTTCAACTTGGAATAGTACTTTAGCAGGAAGGAGACGTGCTCAGGACGAAATAGTGATATTGGGCCATCGGACTGCGGCATACCGTTCTCATCAATGGTCACGTGCTCGTCCAAAGACATGTGCGCCATATGCCTTATCTGTGAGTTGATGTGAATCTTCGCCATGGTGTCCTGATACGAACTCTTGATGGAGTATATCTCCTTGTAGGTGGAGATTATCTGCTGGTTGAGGGCAAAGCGCGTGCGGCCATGGCTCCTCTTCAGCTGTTCCTTGAGCCTCTTGATTATCTCAAGGTTCTCCTTGATTCCAGGGATGGTATCTATATCCTCCTGCGTGAGAGGCTGTCGGTTGTCAAGCAACAAGTTGCGGTCATCCGCAATCATCGAGTACAACCCATCCTCGCCGTTAGATAGCGACGCAACTGTGTCCTCTAGGGAAGTCTGCCTCTTGGAGATTGTGACCTCCCTGTTCTTCGTGATTATGGGATGGCTCTTCTTCTTCTCGCGGCTGGTCTGCCTTGAGTCTGCCACGAAGAGAAGATAGTCAGCGAGATAGCCAAGCTGCTTCTGTGAGAGTGGTTCCTTGCTATCGATGATGGCCTGAACAAGCTGCTTGCGGCCATCCAAAGAGTCGATGGAATAGTCTAGCTTCATGCAATATCCTCCTATGTCTGGGGTACAATCAATCATATTATTCCCAAACATGACGGTTGACAATCCAAGAACATCATTTTATAATAAAAATATCAAAGTTTTTATCCAAAAAAGCCCGCAATAACAGAAAAATAGCTAATTATTTACAAAATAATTACTCATTTTACGTCTTTTGACAGGATTGTCGCCTTGTGGTATAATATAGTCATACCAAGAGAAAGGAGAAGGTCATGACAAACAAGGAGATGGCAGCTCGCCTTGCGGCGATTCAGGAGGATGCGTACAGGCGCTTTCACGTCAGCTCCCTGCCGCAAGACGCAGACACGCTAGATGACATGTCAGAGTGGACACTAGACCAGATAAGGAAGGTCAGCTTCGCCGACATGCTCAACGAGGATGTTCTTGACCTGTTGGATGATGGTAGCCTTGCTGCCGCGTGTCTGGCAGACTATCTTGGATTGGAGCGCTAGGATGCGGTCATATGAACTTGAGCTTGAACTTCGGAAGATTGGCGAGCAGCACCCGCAGGCAGAGGTTCTTATCCTTGCCCCAACAGGTGACAACTGGAACTATGACAATCAGCTTCTCAAGATTCGAGGAGTGTCCTACGAACCGGCCATCGCCTTCTATGATGGTAATACATACTTTGATGAGGATGACCTCTACGCAGACCATCCAGAGTTAGAGACCGATGGCATTGACCACTTCAGCGACTATATCCTCGTCGAGTGCATGGAGTAGACATGATTTTCATCATCATTCTTGCCGCATTGATTTACCTCTTCTTTATGTACAACGCACCCTATATCATCGGGGCAGCTGTTGTAATCCTTATCATCATGGCATTCACAATGAATAACAAGGAATCTTCGCCGCACAGGGGACAGCGGATAAAGGCCCCTAAAAACTCATAGTCAAACTCCCAAAAGGAGTAGGCAATAATGATATCATTCCCAACCATAGCGCCGTTCCCGGTCGGCTACCGAAAGCAAACGCAAGTAGGTAACTAAAATGTTCCGCCACAGGTAGAGACGAATAATCGGGTTTACACTCTCATCCAATAGGTCGAGTCATTAGGGTAAGACTGTTGACTTCCTGCAACCTATTGGGCGAGAGGCGTGCGGCCTTGGTCTCACTGATTGGGCAGGGAAGAGAGGAAGTCAGTCGCTTCTGCCGCGAAAGTAAGGTTGGAGACTCGTAACGAGTCCTTTTTCCCTGTGGGTTGCTCTTGGGGCGAGAGCGAGCGTAAAAAAGGATTCTATTTTCCTGCGAAGGTATCACTATATAGATTTTTAGAAGTTAACAACGAATATAGATTTACCAAAAGGGTCTGAATAGTCTTCCAAATTTGCTTGGGAGTGTGAGTTTGTCGTGGGCGGCACGCTTTTTTCACAAAATTTTCACAGAATCCCGAAACCACCCCCCGTCACAAAAACTTCACGAAACTACCATGGCACTCCGCCCCCCGCTTGACAAAGCGTGGGCGCTGTGCTAGCCGCCCCCGCCTAACGCTTGTTCACCTCACATGACGCTATCGGCCCACGTGAACGCGCAAACCCTATCGCTAGCAAGCTCACCGTGTTCATGCAAGTATCGGTTGCAATAAGTCTTGAACAGTTCCCACGCTTGCATGTTGTTATTGCGCTTGCACCTACGCCACACGTCCCCGCACACGCTATCAAAAAGCTTGTAAGCGTCTGTAGCGTAGTGATACTTAAGCGATTCAGAAACCACGTTGCAGAAAGTGCTGTAGAACTGAACACGCGCGAACAAATCTGAAATGCTAGCGTAGCAAGTGACCATTGCAATCTCCATTCAACGAACCAACTACCCGACAACATCATTATTGCGCTACAAGATGGTTTGTGCAAGACCCACACACAATCTACACACTATTGATTACCTACCTAACTGTAGCGTGGTGCAACGCTTGCTCTTTGTCCCTCACCTCACCTGTTGGCTTGGTGCTCGACTAGCGACTAACTACATACTACACCTATCACTAACCAATAGCAAGCAAATAATTATGTGCATTGTGTGATGGTAAATTGCGGGTTGGCATTGAGGGGCGAGAGTGTTACTCTACTTGTTGTCGGAACAACCCGCCAACACAACAAAGGATTAGTTATGTTGCCTACAATTGCATTAGATCTCGATGGAACATTGAGCGATACCTACTCTATCCCCGATTGGCTAGAATCCCTGCACGCGCAAGACGCAACGCCCTATTACAAAGCGCGACCCATGCAAGATATGGACTATCTGAACGCGCTAATTGAGCTTTACAAAGACGCAGGGGGCCACGTTTGCGTTGTGTCGTGGTGTGCCAAGGGCAAGGTATCGCAGGGCTTTACAAGGGCCACACAAGCGGCCAAGATGCTATGGTTGAGGGATAACCTACCCGCTATCGATGATGTGCGCGTGGTTGACTATGGCACGCCTAAATACCTCGTTGTCAAAAATGCTAGTAACACTGTTCTATTTGATGACGAGAAGCCCAACCGCGACGCTTTCAGACGTGCGGGCGGGCAAGCTAGGTTACCTAAAAGTCTTTGTAGATTTCTAGTTGCACAGATACGCAAGACCTGTTAGAATGAATTCAAGGTCAAGCGAGGGAAAGGAACTAACATGTTGTTTGGTATTATCCCCGTTCAGAACATCCCCGTTATGGTAGTCATGTGGGGCGCGTTGATCGTTTGCATTCGTTCAATCATTCAAGACTACAAGGACGAGCGCAGCGCCGCACACATGCGCGAGATCGAGCGCAAGCAACGCATTCAAAACATCATTGAGCAGGGTAGACGTTCACGCGCGGAACGCATGAGAGACTATCACGCCTAGCAACTAGCCCCGATTGTTCGGGGCTATTTTTTTGTCCAGGAGAAATGTGGAGATTGTGTGCGGCCATTGCTATTAGTACCCTGTTTGTGCTACAATGAAAGTAGCGTACATTTTAAAGTAACCCAAGGTTAACTCTACCATTGGCGTCTCTTGCCCGCCCACCACTTCCCTAGTGTGATGGTTCTATTGGAACAAGTCAATATCCATTCAACAGATTCACAAAACGTTCACATCTGTGTGGGAAATGTGGAGACGTGCGTCAACGCTTGCACCGAATCGCTAGAGTAGTATTATGTAGTTGTCCAAGGGGATGGCAAGAGAAAAGGAGAAGCAAGCACGACCCCAAGCAAGGACACCGAAACAGCTAGCCATTCAGACAAAGGAGAAAACTATGGCTACCGAGAACGTTTCCCGCAAGTCCCTTATCAACGCGTTTTGCTCCATCGTACTCACCAACGAGGATAACGCCGCTACCATCGCCGCTAGCATGGATGCAACGCCCGAGGCGGTCAAGAACGCGGCCGAGAAGCTTTACACGGCAAACAATCGCGTTCACGTTCGCAAGCCTAGCGCCGAGACCCTCAAGAACCGCGTTATCATGAGTGAACTTGTTGAGGAGCTTAACGCTAGGGGCAAGGAAATGACCGCCGCCGAGATCGCGGACGTTTACACGGACCCGGACGGTATGACACTCAACCCGCGCAAGGTTGGCGGACTTCTCGCACGTGCGGCGCGTGATGGCATGATTGCTAAGTCCCCTTACAATTGGAGCGTTGCGCACTATGCACCGCTTGGGGTCGATTTTAAGGAGAAGCCCACGCGCAAGACCAAGAAGACCTCCAAGGACACCAAGCCCGAGGAGACCAAGCCCGAGGACTAAACCAACAGCCCCTAGCGCGAGCCTAGGGGCTTTTTTGTGTCGCTAGAGTTAGCCAGGGTTAACTTTACCGATTTGTGGAGATTATGTGAATTGGTCAACGACTCTTGCATCTGTTGGGCGTTCTGTTACTATTTAGTTAGTCGATAGTCGAAGCCAGACGAAACAGTCTAGCAGGGGCAAAAAAGAGTCGTTACACTTTCTCTACAGTTAGGGACATTTTTTTATTATCGCCACAAATGTGTAAAAATCGTGGAGACGAACTTTCTCGCAGTCGTGGGCCGTGGACTATGTAATACTCTAATTGTGCCAAGGAACACGGGCCAACGGGCGCAAGGTAGCGCCACCCGCGCTAGGCACTGAGGGGGTTTTACCATGGCTACCAACGAACAGATCCACGACTTTATTTCAAGGTACTACGATGTTAACAAGGATCTTGACGTATGCGAGCGCAAGAGCTTCGTTCGTTTCCGTGATGCTATGCCGCTGGGGCTTGACAGCGAGCAGATCGAGCAAGCTTACACGGCGTTTAGCGGCAAGTCTCCCCGCTACAACAAGGCTGCTAGCTCTATGGAGCCGTGGCGTATCGAGGACTACAAGAGCAAGGCCAGCCGCATCATCGATGATGCTCTTACGCACTATCCCACTAGCTTTACCGACCTTGCCACTAAAGCTGATCTTCCCATCTATGACCCTGCGGACAGTTCGCTCCGCAAGTGCTTTAAGGCTATGGCCGCTGCTGGGGTTATCGGGTGCGTTGAGGTTAAGACGTGCGGGAAATGCTGTATCCGTCTTTACTATCTGAACTAGCACAACCTAGGGGCTAGGCACACAACCTAGCCCCTAGAGATCATGTGAACCATTCTAACGGCCTATTGGAACGGGTACGGGTAAACATCCATCCCTACTATCTCAAGCCCTTAAAAAGGCTTAAAAAGGCTCAAAAAAGTTGTTGACCCATTGCGCAGATACTGTTATACTCAAGTTGTCCAAGAGGAACAAGGGAAAGGAACCCACCATGACCACGACTAGCAGAGAACGCCGCTATGTAGCACGCCGACTAAGAATTGCCAAAGCCGATGGAAACAAGCGCTACGTCTTTAACCGGCTAGCCGACTTGATCGACCCAACGTGTTATGTTGATTCTGTGGAGATTGTTAACAATGAATTGGGGCAAGTAGACGGGTGGGAATTCCATCTCACATGCGGCCACAGCTACGAGCGACCATGGAACGAACCCCCGATGTATTGCCCAGATTGCGGCGCAAGGGTAGTAATTGAGTAAGCTAAAGTAACAGCCCCCGACTACAAAAAATATCGGGGGTTATTTTTTGCCTATCTACCGAACTAGTGTACTACCGAACTAGTGTACTGTTAGCCATGGTTAACTCTTTTTTTTAATACTGCTCTTCCATGGTAACATTGTACCATAGTTTACCGTGAGTTTGTCAAGGGTAACTCTCAAATCTTCACAATTTCTCCATTATTCACTTTTTGCGGCCAAACTAACACTATCCAACAAAACAGCAGGTAAACGACCCCGCTAGAATCGATTCTAAGGCCCTATGCACAAACCCCATGGGTAAACACTCATTCTATGCAAAACTGCCCCCTAGAATGGCTCACAAGGGCTTACAAGGGTATTTGTTTGTGTCTGTTTCGCCGCCTATCCAACAGACAACAGGCAAGGGGTAAGGTGTGCGGCAATTGTGTTGTAAATATGTTGACGAAACAAATTTGTGATTCTCGCGCACGCGCACCGGCAAACGTGTATTATGTATTTAGCCGGTGGTTGAGAACCCCAAATACATACGGGGGGACGAAACAAAAAGGAGCCGTTACATCCGCCTGTCACAATCAGGGCAACAGTCAGAGCAATTGCAACAGCTCCGCCCTTCCAGCCGAACAACTGTTCTATCGAACACATGTTCTATCGAACTGGTATTCTAAATCAAACATTTAATTACTTTTTTGATGTTAACCATGGCTAACTCTTGAGCTATCTTCCCCGCCCTCCACACCCTAGATGGTAACGCTTTATCCCCTATCAGTCAAATATGTATTTTTTGTGATTCACATTCCCCGCACAATTCACAAAAATGCATAAAAAAATATCTTGACAACACAAGCTCTCTATGCATTAGTCCAAGAGAGCAACAGAAATACCACCATCTACCTGCGGAAATACTGTTTGCGGCGATTGTCAAGTCATTTCACACGTTTTCCATCTTGCATAATCTCGCCGCAATATTGCATATTCACATCGTCTCGCCGCACTTGACAAACACAATTCGTCCACACTATTGGAACGCGGTAAATCTTCACAATTCCTACACCAAATATTGCCGCGCGTTTGGTAAGGTGTTTCACGTGCAAGGGCACACGGGGCAAGCGTCACCCCACCAACAGACGCAAGAAGTGAGGTAATCATGGGCAAGCGTAAGACGGTTATTGTTATCGACACCGAAACGGCACCTATCGCGCCTATGGGGGACAAGGTAGACGCAAAACGTATGCGCGTGTACGACATGGGATACATTGTGCGCGACAAATACACCGGCGAGGTGTACGCCGAGCGTTCGTTTGTGTGCGCGGATACTTTCTTCAATGGTAGACGGTTCATGGACTCTGCTTACTACGCCGATAAATTGCCCCAATACTACGCTGGAATAGCCACGGGTGGGGAATGGGCACCCGTCGCGTTTGCAGACGCTTACAAGGCTTTTCATGCCGATTGCAGGGCGTTCGGTGTGCGCGAGGTTTGGGCCTACAATGCCAGATTTGACCGTGACGCCCTGAATGCCACGTGCAAGGATATCAGCGCGGGAATGGTTGAGGAATTTATCAATCTGCGCTGGCGCGATATTTGGCCGCTTGCTCAATGCATCACGGGAACAGCTAAGTATGGGGAATGGGCAACGTCACACGGTTACGTTTCCGCCGCAGGTATCCCCAAAACGAGCGTTGAAGCTGTAATCAAGTATTTAAACAACACCGATGATTTTTCTGAGCGCCACACCGCGCTCGATGACGCTAAACATGAATCAGATAT